TAACCCGGAGCAGCATTTACCCTTAGTCCCGGTCCGGCGTCGCTCACTGTAGGACCTTGGGCTGAAGCCAATTGAACATTGTTGGCTGCTCCGGCCATGGGACCTGATGGATACTCAATGACTGAGAATTGATTATCCGGAATAGGCGCGTTGGGCGTAGCCACATTTGCCCGGGCCATTTGAGTTGTGTCTACACCAGCTTCTGAGATCGTAGGTGGTTTTCCTAGTGACTCAATACCACCCGTGAATTTTTGAAATTGTTGGGAAATAGCCTCGCCCGGGGTAGGAGGAGGCATTCCGGTTCCTTGCAATGCTGCACTGCCACCGCTGAGAACGGATCCTGCACCGGCGACCAAACCACCGATAGCACCGTTTTTCAGGGCGGTACGTACATTTTGACCAGCCAAAAGGGAAGAGCCAAAGCCGCCGACAAAGCCACTGACTGCGGCTACACCGGCTGCCGAAGTTACTCCAAGCATGCTTGCTGCCGCTGGCCCAAGAAAAAAGCCTAAAGCAACAGTGGTAACGATCCTGCCCACCGTGCTGCTGGCAAAGTTTTTAATTCCTTTACCAATTCCTTTAACTACGTTGGAGACGCCTTTACCAACACTCTTAAAAGCGTTTCCAATGCTTTTGACTGCTTTCTTGAAAAAGAACTCGGGCAAGCCAGTGACTGGGTTAATGGTCCCTGAGCCGCCACGACGACGCAGCATCCGAGCTTCGGACGGGGTAATGTGGGCAAGCATGGTGTCGCCGTTACGGCCCATACTGGCAGCGATACCAGAAGCAATCGGCGTCAAAGAAGCGATTCCGCCCTGAGCAAAGCCTTGTGGTTGAGGTGCGCCACTTGCGGCCAATTGATCAAGGGCCATGTTCATTGCGGCAAAATATGCCGGATCAAACTCAGGCGGCAGGATATCTTCTGGAACCCCAGCGGCAATTAATTCGCTACGGATCTGTGGGTAGTTTTGTGGCTCGGCCAGGATCATGTCCACCATCTGACCAAGAGCATCAATAAGCTCTGGCGGCAGATTGATGTTTTGAAGCATCGCCATAAACTGCTGCACCGTTTCCGGGTCAGCTTTTGATGCCTCAGATAGTAGAGTGTCCCCAAATTCTTTGGGGTCGATCTGCATGCGGGCCTGCTCAAAAGCGGCCATCGCCTGAGGATCCATCTCTTGGGCAGCCGGTTGGGTTGTTGGTGCCTGCATCGCCTGCCCCTGAGGCAGAGCCATGATTCCTTGGTCTTCCATGGTTATCCTTTCCAGTTTTTGCCAATAGCCGCAATAGGCTGCGCGCCGGGAAAGGACGCGAATTTAATCAATATTATGACGGATCTCATTAGTTTCTGTCTATCTCTAAGTAAGACAAATAAAAATTAGTGTCTGAAGCAGTGGATAAAACAGATAATACGTCTCCTGCCTCTAAGTGCAAAGGAACTCCGTTTAAAGCATCATATTCGCTACGAGGAGGCACAATGTGCTGATCTAAAAGTGTTATGGTCGTAACAGCACCACTATCTTCCTGGGTCACTGTTATTTCCGCCCGAACGGCAGAAGTGTTAATAATTCTTAAAGACCTGCAAATTGTTGCATTGGCAGCGGGCACCGTATAAAGATCTTCCGTAACATCTTGAGTTGGAATAAGTCTTTTTCTTAAATATTTATTTGCCATATCACACCGTTACACTAACTGTTCCAACTCCACCAGCACCCGATATTCCAATAGGAATAAAACTAACGCTAGGACCAATTTCATTAATTGCAGAAACATATGTCACTGTTAATATTAGGGACGGAATAGAGGGACAAAATGCTGTAGCCGCTTCTGCCAATAACACCAACCCCGTGTTTGTGACTGCCCACATCAGTTCAAAATAGTCCCCAGCATCTAAATCTAGTAAAAAATTCCAAGCGGGAACAGCAGCAGCCGATGATCCTTGAACCGTGATTTTTGTAGCGGAGGCCCCAACGTCTTGACCATTTACTCTAAACCAAATAAAAGCAGTTGCAGCACCACCAGATGTTTTTTGAAGTTGTGCAGAAAACTGAATGTTGTATATACCAGAAACATCTACATACACACGAGAAGTATTGATTGCATCTCTATATACTCCATTAGAAAGTTGTTGTACCTCTAATGGCAAAGCATAGGCGGTATCAACAGTTGTGGCCGTCTGGGTCGTGCGATCAATAAAAGCACCATAGGGAAGAAAAAAACTTTCTGTCCCGTCTAATGGCCTTCCTTGGCCTCCAGACTCATAATAGGTGCGAGCAGCGGAAATATCATCAGCAACATTTGAAATGTATGTGCTGTTAAGCTGCAAGATAACTTGCTCAAGAGAACGCACTAACTGATTGAATTTTTGCGGATCATAATTTTGAGAGGTGGAAGCGTCCGGTAATCGAACATTAAGAATCTTTGCCATTAGCGCAGTCCATCTGGGTTAATATCAACACGCATGGTGCCGTAACGCCAGTTATTGTCTATTGCACTACTTTCAATCCGAAGACTAATTTGCCTGCCTCGTGCGCGCGTATCTACCTTTTGCGTGGTCGGTGTAATAATGTATGGGTCGAGGGAGGAGGGACTAGCGGTAGCTTGTGGATAGGCTCGTAACAAAAGATGTATCGTGAGATTGCCGACTTGATTTTGAAAATCAGGGATAAAACGAGACATGTATAGCATATTGTCACCGTCACCAATATCAAAATAGCCAGACTTAATAAATGAAACAATTGCCTCACCATCTCCATTGACGCCATCCTCTTGGTTGTAGACTATTGAACGGCCAGCGGTTAAACCTTGTATTGTAGAAATTGTTGCAGCAGTGCTGGCTGGTAGATATTCAGACGCCAAAGGTTTTTCGTATGTGCCAATATCTTGCCAGGCGCTTCTTGGCATAGAACCAATAGACCAGACATTTTCAAGATAGTTATACGTTACAAAACGATCAATATAATCACTAGTTACAGAGCAATACCACCAAGTCACTTCGTTAAATTGTGAATTTACACCTACGTGGGTTTTAGTTGCTTGCACAAGGTTAATGTCATTAAATACATAATCTTGCACCGTGCAGGCAAGCTTTTTAACCGTACCATCAAAAACATAAAACGATTCTGTTCCCATCCAAAATGCCAGGCCATTTACATCAGCCGCAGCATGAGGACCAATGCACCCACAATTAGTGCCTAACTGGTTAAATCCAAAAGTGTAAGGTGGCCCGACGTATTGTTGACCATGCAATGACGTATCAGTAAATATTAATATTTGACCACGAGATCGCACAGCACTTACGATTTCGCTTCCATCCGTAAGCCTTTGTCCACCAGCCGTATTAGTTGCTGACTCTACAAAAGTACCGATGTCCTCTTGGTTAGAAAACCGAACAAACATTGGATCCTGGGTTGATGAATTACCAATTGTAGTTTCAGTGCCAAAACAAACTAAATGTCGATCAGGCGTAGATATTAGTGCATATTTGCTTTTTGTTGGAGCGTTAGAAATTATTGTTGCTCGGTTATTGCTAATTCCACCGCTTGTATCAAACAAATAAATTTCACCATCTACTAGCTGACAAATAACATCTTCGCCAAAACTATCAAATTGCCAAACACGAGATGTAAGCTGCACCCCTATTGCAGAGGCAGGTCTAGGAGTACCCCACGTTGACAAATTCCACGTCCCAATACCCCAGCCATAATCAAAATAACTCACATCCGAACCTACGCTAATTTGATATTGACCCACGGTTGCTGCGCCGCCATTTCCGCTGTCTCCTGCTGTTGCAGTGACTGGAATTTTAATTGTGTAACTGTTAGTATTAACAATAGTTTGAATTTCGTATTCTTGATTTAACACAGTTGCAGTTACGTTTCCGCCAAGACTAACTGCCCCGCTGTAGGTAACAAAATCTCCTGGCGCTGCACCGTGAGTTGTGTCAGTGACCGTAACTGTAGTGCTTCCATTTGTAGCCGCAAAGGTTACGTCTCCTGCTGCAGTGGTTAATCGAATAGGAGTAATGTCGCCCCAACTTCCACCATAAAAAGCATAAAGCTTTCTATTTGTACCTACTATGGCGTAAGGTAAACCCCCAAGATTGCTCCAAGTGAAAATTTCGCTAATCATGCCAACAAGATAGATTTCAGTGCTGCTAAAAGGCGTCCAACCCCCTAATTTTTCTGGTAACCCATACCGAAAGCGAATGTAATCACCATCGATCCATCCGCCCTCTGCACCATATTCGGTGTTTTGCTTGTCAATTCCAGGTTTAAAAAATAATCGTAAATAAGACATTTAAATCAAGAGTCCTGTTAAATATGTAAAAAATGCATAATCAAACAAAAGGTCTCGTTCCTGCTTTGTCAATGATCAGCTTCTGCCCACGGGGTTTGGCATCCGGGGTGTTTGGCACACTAATATGCGTCCATGAGTCAAATTCTAGGATGATCTGGTC